AGCACATTACCTGTTGTTAAAAATAGTGCTGGCACAGAAGTCGGCAGATATGTAAGAGCTTTTGTACGTTTTAACGGTTCTGGTACGCCAAGTATTAATTCTAGTTTTAATGTAAGTTCAATAACAGATCATGGGCAGGGAGATTTTAGTATTGTTTTTCAAAATGCCTTTTCTGATGCTAATTATACTTTTACTCTCGGTCAGGATGGAGAAGTAAATACAGGTCTTAACCCAAATATGCATGCATATTGGACTAACAGAGTTGCACCTACTACAACTGCTATAAGAATGTTATGTTATCACCCAATGGCAAGTAATCACAAAAGTGATGGTCGTAGACTCTGTGTAGCTATTTTTTAAATTATGTCCACATTAAAAGTAAACAACTTACAAAATATTGGAGGCACTAATCTT